GTGCTAAACATGGGGGGAGAGAGGGAGAGGGGGGCTACAATTGGAGATAACATGAGCAACATCACACAAAGAAAACTAACACGCAAGCAAACTGCATTGGTTGAAGCGTATGTAGCAAATGGTGGTAATCTTACACAGGCCAGCCAAGAAGCTGGATATGCACAAGGCGATAGCGGAAGAGTGACGGCACAGAAGAGTATGAAGCTAGCCCATGTGCAGCAGTACATGATGGAAGTTGTAGCTAAAGAGTTTAGTAGACATGCTCCAGCAGCCGTACACCAGTTGGCAGGGCTAGCCAAGAAGGCTAAGTCTGAGTATGTACAGCTTGAGGCTAGCAAGGATCTATTGGATAGAGCAGGGTTTAAGCCAATAGATAGATCGCAAGTACAACTGGCAGGAGATATTAAGGTTTCGATTGATCTTGGCTAGGGGGTAGGGGGTTAAAAAACCTCGATAGTAACGTAGCTAGTGGTCCCTCACTCACATGATTGTTAAAAAAAGCTTGAAAAAATATTGGTAATAAAAAGGGTTTTGTAAATGAGTAGATTTGGTGATAAGGTTCCAGAGACGTTTGATAATAGTGCAGATAATTCTACAGCTAAGAAGGCGTTGAAGAGTAGTGGATATACAAAGGAGACTGAGTAATGTGTTTTGGTGGTGGTGGCGGATCGGTGTCTGCGAAGACTGAAGAGATCTATCAAAAGAATAAAAAAGACTATGGTGACTTACCTTCCGTAGCGATGGGTGATGCAACTAAGCGTACTGAAGATGGTATGAAGGATATGAAAGACCCTAATCGTAAGAAGCGTTCTGATAGAAATAAAGAAACAATGGTTAGAGGTTTGGCTAAACAAACTAAGAATAAAGGGTTAGCGCGCAGCTTGCTAATGCCATACAGCAAATGAGTAAGACTCCAGCGTGGACGCGCAAAGCAGGGAAGAATCCCAAGGGTGGTCTTAATGCTGAAGGGCGCAAGTCTTATAAAGGCGGTACACTTAAAGCCCCTGTTAAGTCTGGAGATAACCCAAGGCGTGCTTCTTTCTTAGCGCGAATGGGCGGTATGCGTGGGCCAGAGCGTGACTCTAAGGGTAAACCCACTAGACTTCTTCTTAGCCTAAAGGCATGGGGAGCATCGTCAAAAGCTGACGCTAAGTCTAAAGCTGCAGCAATTAGCAAAAGGAATAAAAAGAATGGCTAATGGATTATATGCAAACATGAATGCACGTAAGAAAAAGGGAACAAGTAGGTCTAAGAAAGACTCTACTATTAGCGATAAGGCTTACAAAAATATGAAAGCTGGCTTCCCTAAGAAGAAAACTTTATTGAAAAAGGATAAATAATGGCTTGGACATTTAAGAATGGTGACGCATATACAGGCGACACACACGAATTAGCTGGCATGACTTACTCTGGAAAGACGCGTACTCGCGACTCTAAGCCTCTGCTAGAGGTAAAAGAGGCAGCAAAGCCTAAGAAAGAACGAAAAACTAGAGCGACACCCTTTAAAAAGGAAAAGTAACCTTGAGTTTTCTTAATACATTGCAGCCGAAAGAGCGCGATACATTGCGTAGGGTGGTGCGGATCGTACATATGAAGCATCATCCCAAGCATTTTCAGACAGATTTCGAAGCTGATAAAATTATTGAGGCTATTGGCCCCGAAATTGCAGCTAGAATGATTAAAGTTGGCGTAGATAATAAGATATTAGATAAGTGATAGATTTTAAATACAGGCCAGATGGCGAAGTTGTTAAGGCGTTTATGAAAGACGACACGTTTTTTCGTGGCATTCGTGGGCCTGTTGGTTCTGGCAAGTCAGTATCTTGTTGCGTAGAAATTTTTAGACGCGCACTAGCGCAGAAGCCTAATAAGCAGGGCATACGCCGCAGCAGATGGGCAATAATCCGTAATACAAACCCACAGTTAAAGACTACAACCATAAAAACTTGGCTTGATTGGTTTCCAGAGGACGCATGGGGCAAGTTTACTTGGTCTGTTCCCTATACACATATGATAAAAAAAGGCGATCTTGAGCTTGAAGTCCTCTTCTTAGCACTTGATAGGCCAGAAGATGTTAAGAAATTGCTGTCTTTAGAGCTGACAGGCATATGGGTTAACGAAGCTAGAGAGATTCCTAAGTCAATTATTGATGCATGTACCATGCGTGTAGGTCGTTTTCCTTCTATGCGTGATGGCGGTGCTACTTGGACAGGCGTTATCTGTGATACTAACGCACCAGAAGAAGATCATTGGTGGCCTATCATGTCTGGCGAAGTCCCAGTTCCTGACCATATACCGCGTGAACAAGCTAAAATGCTGGTTAAACCCGACAACTGGTCGTTTTATACCCAACCTAGCGGCATGGTTGAAAAACTAGACGAAGATGGGGAGATAGATGACTATGTACCTAACGATGTTGCAGAGAATAGGGAGTATATGCGCGAGGATTACTACCCAAATCTAATACGCGGTAAGACAAAAAGCTGGATTGATGTATACGTTATGAACAAATTAGGCTCAATCCAAGAGGGTAAACCTATCTATCAGATGTTTGCTGCCGATATGCACGTAGCAAAAGAGGAAATACCTATCGCTGCTGGCGCACCCCTATACATTGGTATAGATTTTGGGCTTACCCCTGCTGCTACAATGGGGCAAAAGGTACGCGGAAGGTGGCTAATACAGCAAGAAATCGTTGCATTTGACATGGGTATCGTTAGATTTGCAGAGGTATTGCGCCAAGAGATAGCAACTAGGTTCTCTACATGCTCCGAGGTATTTATATATGGCGACCCTGCTGGTGATTTCCGCGCTCAAACTGATGAATCAACGCCGTTTCACATACTGCGTGGTGCTGGTTTGCGTGCTTTCCCTGCTCCTTCTAACTCTGTTGACCTAAGATTAGAGAGTGTTGCGTCCCAATTACAGAAAATGGCAGACGGAAAGCCAGCATTTCTTATAGATCCTCGCTGTCAGCAGCTAATAAAAGGCTTTGAAGGTGGGTATCAGTACAGACGTATGGAGGTTTCGGGCGAAAGATACGCCGATAAGCCTGATAAAAATATGTTTTCACACGTACATGACGCACTTCAGTACCAGATGTTAGGTGCTGGAGAGGGCAGAGCCTTAATAAACAACCAGAAACCAGCGTCTGCTACTGTTGCAAACGCCTCGTTTAACGTGTTTGATAACAGAAATAAGCCACAACGTAGAAAAGGTTTGTGGTCAAGACTCTAAATTGTGCATTGAAAATTATTCTTTTCTGTGCCAACCAATGTAAAACAACCAAGGAGAATAATATGTGTGGTGGCGGTAGTAGAAGAAGCCAAGCTGATATAGATGCTGAAGCAAAAGCTGCAGCGGATGCTCGTATAGCAGCAGAAGATGCAAAACGTGCAGAAATTGATGAAAAAGCAGAAAAGAAACGTGAGGATATTGGTGAAGCAGTAGAGTCACGCGCTGAAAGTAAAGCTATGCGCGGCGGTAAAGGTCGTCGTTCTTTGTTTAAAGCTGGCGGTGGTGGATTCTTAGATCGGTTTAGTTAATGGATAAAACAGCCAAGCAGTACATACAAAAGTATGAGAAAGCCAAGTCCTTTCGCGAGAACTGGGTTCCGTTGTTTGAGGAGTGCTATGAATATGCACTGCCTCAACGTGAAAGTTTTTACGCTGAAACTGCTGGGCAAAGACGCGATGATCGCATATTTGACGAGACTGCGGTGGTTGGTGTTCAAGAGTTTGCTAGTCGCCTCCAATCTGGGCTTGTACCTAATTTTGCTAGGTGGGCTGATCTCATGGCTGGTAGTGAAGTTCCTCCAAATCAGCGCGAATCTGTTGATAACGAGCTTGACGAAGTAACAGAATACGTCTTTGAGATACTACAAAACTCTAACTTTAGCCAAGAAGTACACGAATCCTTCATGGATTTAGCGGTTGGTACTGGTGTTTTATGCGTAGAAGAGGGCGATGCGCTTAGTCCTGTCAACTTTTCTGCCATACCATTGCCTCATGTGGTGCTAGATACTGGCCCAGATGATAGAATTGACCACGTTTTCCGTGAAAGAAAGGGTGTAAAGTACGATCATTTAGCTATGATGTAC